TGCTAGAAGAGAAGTGCCGTCGATGGTGTTTGGAATAAGCACCCCGGGTCCGGTCGATAAGCGAGAAAATAAAAAACAAGGACGTGTCGGGAAACATGAGCATAAAGTTGCAGGAGCATTCGTTAGTAGGTTAGGCGGATCATCTTTTGTTATGGACGACGGTGATGACAAATTCCTTCGCAAAACTAAAGCGTCAGAAGGACCACTAGAGTATGCTGCAGTTGAACAGGGCGAAGAAGGACTTCCAGACGTCCCACATAACGAACTTATACGGCTTCGAACTCGTACAGGGCATCAAATCCTTTTGCACAACTCTGAAGATTTGATTTACATTGGAAATGCCCGCGGCACAACTTGGATTGAATTAACCAGTGACGGTAAGATAGACATCTTTGCAAACGACAGTGTTAGTGTTCGCACTAAGAGTGATTTAAATTTTTATGCAGATCGAGATATTAATTTTGAAGCCGGCCGAAATTTAAACATTAAAGCAGCCTCAAATATTCACGCCCACGCTAAGAATAATTTCACTCTAATAGTTGATAAGAATCAAGCAATTAAAGTTGCAGGAACAAAAGACGAAACTGTAACAGGATCCCACAAGATTACATCGAAAGCTGGGTTAGATATCAATACTGCAGGGTCAAATAAATTTACAGCAACTGGCTCTACAAATATTAAGTCCGGAGGAAACCATGTTGAGACCGCTGCACAAGTGCACATGAATGGACCTGAGGCAGACAAAGCAACGTCAGCAACGCCTGCTGTTCCGTTAAAGACCCACAAATCACTCGACGAAGAAGGCAAACTCACTATTGACTCTATCATGACTCGAGTACCGACCCACGAGCCGTGGCCTTGTCATGAAAATTTAGATCCGTTGTCTGTTAAGTCTAAAAAACTTGATAGAGACTCGGGCACCTCACCCCAGACACCTCCAGAAGCATGGAAGCAGTACGGTAACATCACCGATACATTTGAAAAATTAGGCGAAGCAAATCAAGGATAATTATGTCAGCAAATCCAAAACTTTATGATAAAACGGTAGTAAAAGGCGCTGCCTTAGTACAAGAATCACCTGGGACGAAAACCTACAAAGGGTTTAGTTCGATGTCTCAAGATACTGCTAGTTTTTCGTTATACGACCTTGCATTAATTAAACAAGACTTGTTAAACCATTTCCATATTAGGAAAGGAGAGCGACTCGAGCAGCCAAATTTCGGCACAATAATATGGGATATGATTTTTGAGCCTCTAACGGATGACACTAAACAAGCTATAATCAATGACGTTGAATCTATTATTAACTATGACCCTCGAATTCGCGCCCAGGAAGTTGTAATAACAGAGTATGAAAGTGGAATAATTATAGAATGTACGTTAGTTTATCTACCTTACTACATTATAGAATCGTTGCAATTGCAGTTTGATCAATCAGCAGGATTCTTAGCTAATTAAATACGTACTTTTAAAATACGCTAAATACTCATATAACTGGGATTTAGCGTATGTCAGCAACCGATAGACAAAATAGATTACTTATAGCAGAAGACTGGAAGCGAATTTATCAGAGCTTCCGCAATGCCGATTTTCAAAGCTACGACTTTGATAACTTGCGGCGCGTAATGATTAACTATCTTCGGGAAAATTACCCCGAAGATTTTAATGATTACATAGAATCATCTGAATACCTTGCATTAATTGACTTAATTGCGTTTCTTGGACAGAGTATCTCCTATCGTATTGATTTAAATTCTAGAGATAACTTTTTAGAGCTTGCAGAACGTCGCGAGAGTGTTCTTAGACTTGCAAGACTCCTTAGCTACAATCCAAAGCGAAATGTTGCTGCATCGGGTTTGTTAAAGTTCAACTCGGTTTCGACTACACAATCTATCTTTGATAGTAACGGGCGTAGCCTTGCTGGACAAACAGTTGTATGGAATGATCCTACAAACACTAGCTGGTATGATCAATTTATTAAAATAATAAACGCTGCTCTCCCTGCAACGCGCCAGTTTGGAAATCCGGATGACCGTGCAGACATTCAACACATATGGACTGAGCAATACAGATTCCAGTCTATCTCTACAGGCGTGCCAGTGTACTCGTTCTCTAAATCGGTAGATGGTAGAAGTATGGATTTTGAAATTGTCTCTACTACATTTAAAGGGGCAACTGATATTTACGAAGAACCGCCTGTTGCTGGAAATCAGCTAGCGTTTGTTTATAGAAATGACAGTCGAGGAAATGGATCATCGAACACTGGATTTTTTGTAAATTTTAAACAAGGTGTGTTAAATCAAGGTACGTTTACTATAGCCCAGCCGTCTACTAACGAAACAGTAGACATTGATGCCGCTAACATTAACAATTCTGATGTATGGTTATACCGACTTGACCAAGAAGGCCGTGAAGCAGAGCACTGGGCACAAGTTCCTTCCCTTGAAGGAAACAACATCATTTATAATAGCTTGCAAAAGAATATTAAAAATATATACGGAGTTATTACAAAGGCAAGCGACAAAGTTAGCTTAATATTCAGCGATGGCACTTTTGGTACTTTACCTAGGGGAACATTTAGAACCTACTATCGAGTAAGTAACGGTATTTCATATACGATTAATCCAAAAGATATTCGAAATGTTTCGATTAGCGTTCCGTATGTTTCCAACGTCGGACAAGTCGAAACATTATCTATATCGTTGAACTTGTTAAGTTCGGTAGCTAATTCAGCATCGGCAGAAACATCCGACAGTATTAAGGCGAATGCCCCTGCAACATACTATACTCAGAATCGCATGGTTACTGCTGAGGACTACAATATTAGTCCATTAACTGCAAGCCAGGATGTAGTAAAGGTTAAAGCTATTAATCGCACTGCTAGCGGTATTAGCCGTTATTTTGATTTAGTCGATCCGACAGGGAAGTACAGCAAAGTTAATCTATTTGCCGCCGACGGCGCCCTTTACAAG